AACAAGTTCTCCAAATTGTAGTAAATCTACATGAGGAGCTCATGTCGATGCTTTAGCGTTTTATAACCCTAAAGCCTTATACCATTTAATCAGTTTTAACGGATTAAATCGTATTACATGTTGATGCTTGCTTCTTTTGGTAGCTGGAGCTTTACCCTACTTCATTCTATGAATGAGTGGGACTCTTTCTAAGATCAGACTTGGAAAATTGAGTGTAGTGTATGATCAGGCCGGAAAGGCCCGTGTAATAGCAGTAGTTAACTACTGGTTACAGATCACTCTATACCCTCTTCACCAAGCTTTGTTTACAATTCTCGAACAACTTAAAGATTGTGATGGTACTTTTGACCAAGATGGTGTATTAGATAATTTTATTAGTAAATCTAATTCCTCTAAGTCAGAAACCTATCATTCTTTTGATTTGTCCGCTGCAACTGATCGGATTCCTATTAGATTACAGAAAGACATCCTAAATACCCTATATCCTTCTCTTGGTACCAAATGAGCTAATTTATTAGACATCAGTTGATACTGACAAGAAAGAAAATCGGAGTATAAGTATTCTGTGGGTCAACCCATGGGAGCTTATAGCTCATGGGCTATGCTAGCTTTGACTCATCACGTACTTGTACGTGTTGCTGCTCAACGTTGCGGAGTCCAGCGTTTCAAAGACTATATCGTATTGGGTGATGACATTGTTATTAAAAATGACAATGTCGCGTCCGAATACCTGTTTTTGATGAAATGCCTGGGTGTTAAGATTAACTTAAGTAAATCTATAATTTCCAGTCGTTTTTGCGAATTTGCAAAACGTTGGAAAGGACCAGGGTATGAACTTACTCCAATTGGGCCAGGACTTGTCCTGCGCTTGGTTAGAAGTAAATATTACCTTAATATCTTTGTAATGGCACTCTTAAGATTGAGATTACTCACTTCTTTATATGACATTCGAGATCTACTCAAAAGAAGAGAAATCCATACTATGGATTACTCTTCTAATGAGATAGTTTTGTGGACTAGCCTTGGTTTAAGTGGTATACTACATAAGAGTTTTTCTCATGATAAATCATTAGATGAATCAATCGAAAAATGTTTCTCATATGTAGGATTATACACACCGAGCTCTGTCTATCATGCGTTGGGAGCTTTAAACTCCCTTCGTATGAAAGAGAAAGCGAAGGCTCTTAAGACATTCGATGAACAATTAACATGATTCAATGAAAATTGGATCAAGGTTATTGTATCAAAGAATGTGCCACATGGAATTCTCGAATTCCTACTTAAGTTATTGGGTCCTGGTTTTTGAGTTTATGCTTTGAGCTTTGCTCAAACATCTAAAGACCTTGAAGGTACCGTGCTGATTAAGCAGCCTGACGACCTTAAGTGATCTTTTGTCTCAACTATCATCAAGGATGATGTAGCAGCCAATATTGCAAATATTGACTGGACTCAGAAAACTAAGATTAAGGAGCAATCTACACGATACAAGAATATGTGGTATCGTATTACTAATTCTAACCCTAGGGCTAGTGGTAATATGTTACTCACAGAATTCGAGTTCATGTAGATGGACCTATAACTCAGGAGAACTTAACACCGTTAATTCAAAGTTAACTTTAGTTTGTACTCACCGCGGCTAGCCGCGTAATACTAGGCGTATCCTAAAATAGATTTTATGATCTAGGGTTGGAACGTATGATCCGGC